GGTGCTGGCGGCTCCGCTGCTTGGGCAGCAATTTGCATGGCGCCCTGCATGGTCGTTGCATCTGGCGGTCCTTCTGGGGCGGCGTCAGTTGGCGGCATTCCTGGCATTCCTGGCATTCCTGGAGCACCTGGGGCACCTGGCATCCCTGGCATCCCTGGCATCCCTGGCATTCCTGGAGCACCTGGCATCTGTGCCTGCGGACCCTCTTCCATCTTCTTCTTGGTATTGGCGATGGGGGTGAGATTCGGGTTCATGAGAAGCGAGTCAGCAAGGTCGCTCTGAACATCCTTGCGTCCAGAATTAATTCTGTACTCGTTGGTACTGATGAGTCCATTCTGGAACTCATCCATGAGGTAGCGCTGGCGCTCCTGCTCGTACAGAATCAGGACTGGAACATCCGATGTATCAAAGTCAATGTAATTGTTTTCATCAAGTTCGTCAAGGGCGCGACCGAGAATTTCCAGATGCGGAAGCATTGTTTCGTTCCAGAAGACTCTGTGCTCCTCTGCGGCGTTGCTGAATGTCCTGCCCGCAGCGTTGCCAATGACCGACTCTGGCACTCCGAATGAAGCAAGAATCTCCTCTTTTGTGATTTGCCGCATCTGCATGTAGGCCGCATCACGGGGAGACGCAGATGTGTCAACATAATCAACACCTTCGTCCGAAGAAATAACCGTTGTCTGACCCGTTCTGCTCAGGTTTCCACGGAAACGATTCTTGATTTCCTCTTTGTCGTCCTCGTCAATTTCCCCCCTGAGGACGATTAGTCCACCAGGACGACCGTCATTCAGCAAGTAGTTTCTGTTATAGACCTTTGCAAGATTCTCAATCTCTACGGCGACACCAGCGGACTCAAGAGGCGTCATTGAGAGGTACGGGTCAAGCGGGTGTGGCTTGCGAATCCAGACCACATCATCTGGCTTCATGATGATTGTTCTGCCGTCTGGCATGATGACCTCATAGCCAGCGACAAAGTTCTTTGGGTCTGGAATTGGCGCGGTGGACTGCGGTGGCAAAAGGTTCAGGGCGATAACGGTTCCGTCTCTGGAACGAATCTTCTCAATGAACGCACCTCTGGTGCTCATGAGAATCTGTGAGGAAAGCCTGTATCGGAAGATGAAGGAGTTCTCTCCTATGTTCGCTTTGGTATTGAAGATTTTCAACAGGGGGCTGTCCTTAGCCGCCTTGCCGCCAAGAATCTGCCCGTCAGGTGAGTTATCCTTGCGAAGAATGACTGGAAGCCTTGCCTGGTTTCCAGCGATGGCATCAATGCATCGCGACACCCAAGTGACCTTCTGCATGCCCTCGCGATAAACGCGCTCAATGTCCCATGAGTCCTTGTAGCCACGGCCTGCATAGGCGGGGTTCATTGCGATGGGGGCGCCAGGACCTATTGCCGCCTTGGAAGAACCTGAGTTCAGTGACTTATTTTGATAACTATTCCAGGCCATTTTTTACTCAAGCCCTAAAAGGAATCCGAATATTCCGCATGCCACACCAGCCACAATAAAACCAAGGGCAGGGTTGAATAATCCCGCGCCAATACTGGTCAACAGTATAAACGACAGCATAAAGAGGTTGGCGAATGTCTGCCTAGTAAGTATCGCTTTGATGTAGCGTTGAATGGAGACCCAAAACACGCGAAGGCGGGCTTTGGCTCTTTGCTGTAGTGATGGTTTTGGCTGCCTTGGCATATGAACAACATTACCTTATACGACGAACGGCTGTCGGAGGGCATATTTATGTCAACAGATTGGAACAAAGTTTTAGAGTATCTTCAGCCGAAGATGCCTGGGTTTTGTCCAGAACAGCCATCCATAACCCAGAAGGTATTTCTAAGAACCTATGCCATTGAGGCGCTGTTCGGGGGAGCGGCTGGTGGAGGCAAGTCATCCGCTCTTCTGATGTCAGCATTGCAGTATGTGGATATTCCTGGCTATTCAGCCATTCTTTTCCGCCGCACCTTCGCTGACTTGTCGCTCCCAGGAGCACTCATGGACCGCTTCAAGTCATGGATTGACAATTACGACGACGTTCATTGGAACGCCAACTCCTATGTTGCGACTTTCCCATCTGGGGCCAGAATCTCCTTCGGATACCTGAACAACACGAACGACTACCTCCGATACAAGGGTTCTGAGTTCCAGTTCATCGGCATGGATGAGGTCACTGAAATTCGTGAATCTGACTATAGGTACCTGTTCTCCCGACTGCGTCGCCCTGCTACTGGACCACTTTCCAAGGTTCCCCTCCGAATGAGGGCCGCATCCAACCCAGCACCCAACTGGGTGAGACAAAGATTTATTGTTGAGGGCATTGATAATGGCAGAATTTTCGTGCCCTCCAAACTGACCGACAACCCTGGAATTGATGCCACCTCGTACCGTCAAGCCCTTTCTGCCCTTGACCCTATTGAGAGAAGAAGGCTGGAGGAGGGCGACTGGTTTGCCACCACCCTAGGGACGCTCTTTGACAGAACATCGGCAATCATCATTGACCACTCAGAAATACCTCAGGTCCAGTCATCGGCTCGTGTTGTCCGTTTCTGGGACTTGGCGGCTACAGAGCCAAGTTATTCAAACCCCAATCCAGACTGGACTGTCGGTACATTGATGATGTTTGACCAAGGAATCGCCTACGTTTTGGATGTCAAGAAAGCCAGAGTGCGCGGCGAGAAGGTTGAGCAGTTGATTGCCCAAACCGCCTATGAGGACGGACATGCTGTCCCCATCAGAATGGAGCAAGAACCTGGTTCTTCTGGAAAAGCCCTAGTTGACCAATACGCAAGATATGTGCTTCCTGGATACGATTTTCAGGGCATTCGCTCTACTGGGGACAAGGTCACAAGGGCTAGACCATTTTCTGCCGCGTTTGCTAATGGCAATGTCAGGGTCGCAAGGGGGGCATGGCTGACTGATTGGCTTGATGAATTTTCGTCATTTCCTGAGGCCTGTGACCACGACGACCAAGTGGACTCCGCCGTAGGAGCATTCACATATTTGGCTGGACTTGGGTTGCCACAGAGACGAGCAATCAGTATCATCGTCTAGCAAACCCGACTTACTAGGAGAATAAGTGGTCCCAGACGACCTCAGAGTTGCCATTGGCGCACTCAGACAAACAATCCTTGACCTTGATGCCATGGTCTTGGAATATTCATATGCCGAGCCGACGATGGAGCATGCCTCTGAGGCACTTCTTCAACTCAATCTCGCAAAAAGGGACGTTGCCTCCGTCTACGACGGTCTTGCCGCCTTCGTGTCTCACTTGATGGAAAACTTGTCCACCAAAGACCTTGCGCTTTCCAATGGTGCCCAAATTGAGCGCAAAGTTGCTTTTGACAGAAAAGGCTGGCGTCACGCTGACCTTGCCAGGGATGTGGCGCACAGGCTTATTGAGTCTTCCGTGGATATGGACACTGGTGAGGTGTTGTTGACAAATGAAGAACTTGTCGCTAAACTCCTTGACTACGTTCAGCCCTCCTATTGGCGGGTTGGCGAACTAAATAAAATCGGCATCAACGCCGATAATTACTGCGAAACTGGCGAAGCAAAAGCCAGCCTTGTTGTTAGAAAAGGAGAAAACCAATGAGTGATATTTACAAGCAGTTTGCCGAACCCTTCCCCAAGGAAGTTGAGCGTCAACTCAAGAAAGGTGGGGCGTACCTCACCTACATTCCCGTCAGCGAGGTCATCACCAGACTCAACAAGGTTGTTGGCGTTGGTCGCTGGAACTTCCAAATCAACAAGTGCGAGCGTGACGCTCTTGACCCTGATTTCATCGTCGCCCATGTGACCCTTGAGGCAATCATTGAGAATCCCGCTGGTCAGAACGTCCTCGTCAAGCGAGACGGTATCGGTGGGCAGAAAATCAAGCGCACTAAGCAGGACGACATTGTTGACCTCGGTGACGAGATGAAGGGCGCCGTGTCCGACGCACTCAAGAAAGCAGCACAGACTCTTGGCATTGGCCTCTACCTCGCTCGCACCGAAGAGGCGATGGAATACGATGTGGTTGAGGAGGCTCCTCAGGTTGCTCCGAAGATTTCCCAGTTGTGGGAACAGTTTGTTTCCCTCAGCAAGTCTCTCAGCGCAGACCAGCGCAATGAGTTGAACTCTTTCTGGACCAACTGGTCTGGTGGTGCCCCCAAGCCCACGAAGACCACGGCAACGGAAGAACAACTTGATGCTCTCATCACACAGTGCGTCGCTCTTTCGCTAAACGCCACTGTTGTGGATGAAGATGCCGATTCATAATCCGCCTCCTCATCTCTCTGCATCATCCATAGGCACTTTCAACCAGTGTCCGCTGAAATTCAAGTTCAGCAAAATTGATGGGATAACTGACGACCCAACAGAGGCAACCCTGATGGGAAACTTCGTCCATGACATCATGGAGGAGTTCTATCGTCACGACCCAGAACTGAGGGATATTGCCCTTGCTCGCACTCTTGCTTCCAAGATTTGGGAAGAAAAGTGGCGAGATGAGGTAACCCCATGGGTGAAGGGCGACAAGCAACTGCACATGTTCCGATGGAACTCGTGGTGGTGCGTGGAGAACCTGTGGAAACTTGAAGACCCCATGAGTATCTCACCGACTGGACTTGAGCGAGAAGTGAATGGTCTGGTTGGCGGAGTAAAAATCAAGGGGTTCATAGACAGGTTTGTCGTCAATAATGGGAAGATAACCATCTCCGACTACAAGACTGGCAAGGTGCCCAAGCCTCAGTATGCAGGCGAGAAGTTCTTCCAGTTGAACCTGTATGCCCATCTCTTGCGCTCGGAAGGCGTTGGTGAACCCGAAGAAGTTGAACTCCTGTTCCTGAAAGAGGGCAAGCGGCTTAGGGACAAGGTCACCGAAAAAAGCCTCACCAGTGCCGAGCAACTTGTTGTGTCAACAAAAGAACAGATTGACGTTTGCTGTGAAACTGGCGAGTTTGAGCCAATAAAGTCAATTCTGTGTAACTGGTGCTCTTATCAATCAATCTGTCCAGCGTGGAGAAAGTGATGATTACCGACGACGTTTTTGCTCGGATGGTCGCAGAAGAGGTGAAAAATCGCCTCTCGCCCAACCAAAAAATAATCCTGATGGAGCCAGAAAACTGGGGCAGGTGGAAGACCGCCCTTACCTATTTGGTAGAAAACCTGGAAGAGCAGATTGACAACATCAAGGCCGACGCAATCAACGATGCCGAGCGTTATCAGAAAATGGGCCATCACGGCAAGAAGTTGCTTGTTGAGTCAGAAAAGGCTTACAAACTCAAAATCACCAAGGTGGAGCGCTTTCTATTTCATGTCCAGCGTCGTCTTGATGATGTCGTTTCAATGATTGAGACTGGCGAAGTGGCCAAGTCAGACGGCTGGCAGGAAGTCTCGTTTCTCAAGAGGGCAATAACAAAACACCGCGCCATGCTTAGGGACTACGACCTTGAGGAAACGGCTATTGATAGGTCTCTCTGGGATGCCCTTGACAACAGGTGGACTTTTGACGACATTGACCCTGGGAGCATCTAAATTGCGCCACAGGTCAAAGAAGAAGGAAGCGGAGTACAGGCTACGCCGACCGCTGGTTGAGAGGCTTCTCAGCGAAAACCCAATGTGCCAAGCCTGTCCAGTGTTCGCTGAACATGATGGTGTGGCCACCTACACGCGCAAGCGTTCAGTAGATGTTCACGAGATAGTGAGACGCTCTCAGGGTGGCTCTATCCTTGATGAGAACAATCTCATGTGCGTCTGTCGTGACTGCCATAGGCGGATTGGAAACTATCCGCAACTGGCTTTTGAACTAGGCCTAGCGAAGCATAACTGGCAATAATTTGGGCAACAAAAAAGCGCCCCCGAAGGGACGCTTCTCTGCAGTTTTGAAAACTGATTACTTGTTGTAGACGGTGAAGGCGCACACGATGTTGGCACCAGCAGTGCCCGAGCCGATACCCGAGATGTCCAGGGTCACGATGTCGCCAGCGGCGAAATCGCAGTTGGCAGCAGTGAGGGTGCCGTCATCAGATGTGCCAGCAGCCGCGATTGAGAAGGCGGCAGCAACATCCGAACCAACCTTGAGGTCGGCGGTGAGGGCGGAACCTACTGGGGCGGTGGTAACTGCTACCGTGGCCGACGTGATAACGCCAGCGAAAGGCATACGAACCTTGACCTCGCTCGTGGTTGCCAGGGTGCCTGGAATACCAAGCGTCATGGTAATTGGGGCTGAAATTCCTGTTGACATTAATGTTCTCCATTTGACTCAGGGGGACGCATTCAATATACCATCTCAACCTTGTGCCGATTGTTAAGTAAGATGATTTTTACATTATGAGCAACATCAACATCATCGCCCTGGACCTATCCCTGACCTCAAGTGGGGTTAGTTTCGGTTCACAACTCAACCTCATTACGACCAACAAACGTGGTGCAGAAAGACTGTTTCATATCTCCTCAGAGATTATGAAACTTGTTGTTGCCCAAAACATCACCCACGCTGTTATTGAGGGCTACTCATTTGCCTCTCGCAATAGTCAAGCCCACAGTATTGGGGAACTTGGTGGTTGCGTCAGAATGAGGCTCTGGGAAAACGGCATCCCATATGTGGAGGTACCGCCAACATCAAGGGCAAAGTTTGCAACTGGCAAGGGGAACGCCTCTAAGGGAGAAGTTATTTCTGCCATATCTGCCAAAACTGGAATTGTCTTTGCTGGCTCTGGGGGGAACGACATGTGCGATGCATGGGTTCTGATGGAAATGGCCCAAGCCAGGCTCGGACTGTCCGAATGGTCATGGTCAAAAACCCAACTGGAAGCACTGGACAAAGTTGACTGGTCCCCGCTAGAATCGGGGACCACTACAACAAACGGAGAATAAATTGATTTCCAGGAATGCTCCAATTAGTCAAGTTGACATTGAGCACGAATTGCTCCGACTGATTGACGAACTTGAGGAAGAGACTGAGGCTTTTGAGAAGTTGGCTGAAGATGCCTCCAAGAAAGAGTCTCTCTACAAGTCCAACTGGGCAAAGGAGTACCTGTCAGCCAAGGGTTCAATCAAAGAGCGCGAGGCATGGGCCGACTACAAGATGGCTGACGAGAACTTTGACTACAAAATTTCAGAAGCACTTGTCAAGGCAAAACGCGAGAAACTGCTTTCTCTGCGAACTGCCATTGATGCCATGCGAACACTGAACGCCAATGTGAGAGTACAGGTGAATAATTGAAACACAATGTTGCGCAGGCACTTGAGGGATTGCTGGTTCCAATTGAAACCCTTATCCCACTTGAGAACAATCCTCGTCGTGGCGACATAGGCGCGATTATGGCCTCCTATGCAGAGTTTGGTCAGGTGAAGCCGATTGTCGTGCGCCCCAATGAAGACGGCACATCAACTGTTATTGCTGGTAACCACCAACTAGAGGCAGCCAGGCGTCTTGGGTGGAGCCACATTGCCGCCGTCGGCTATGAAGTGGACGACAGCAGGGCTATTGCTTTTGCTCTTGCTGACAACCGCACGATGGAACTTGGACACACTGAGGCATCAGCACTCAATGAGATGTTGGTTGAGGTGGCGGATATTTATCCAGAGTTGTTTGAAGGTCTTGGCTGGGATGAATTTGAAATTGCCGAGATGGAAGAGCAGGTTGAGCGAAAGACCTGGAACGACGAGCAGACATCGTCCTACACGACCCCAGTGATTCAACCCATCATCAATGCTGCCGCAGAAATGGCTGGTAGGGCAATATCCGCCCTGGTTAGCGAAGATGAGGATGGTGAACTGCGCATCAATGCCCCTAAGGATGCTGACCATCGGGAAATCGCCACACAGGGCAGCACTGTCACTCAGGGCGGTGCGGCAACTGCTCCACAGGCGGTTGTTCAATACACAATCGTGTTTGACAACCCTCAACAGCAGCGTCGTTGGTATGAATTCATCAAGTGGCTTCGTAACGACCCAGCGGTTGCTGGGAACACGGTTGCGGAGAAATTGATTGACTTCATTGACCAACACATAGAGGTCTAGTAATGACGCGACAGCGGATGTTTCTTGACATAGATGTGGTTGAGGCCGCGAGACAGAGGATTAGACATGTCTATGATACTTTTGATACTGTTTGCGTTCAGTTTTCTGGAGGAAAAGACAGCACAGCGGTTCTTTACCTTGCTAAAGAAATTCATGAGGAGAGGGGACTCGGACCTGTAAAGGTCATCTTCCGTGACGAAGAGATGGTCAGCCCGCTTGTTGCCAACTACGCGATGAAGATTCGCGAATACGACTGGGTTGACATGGAGTGGTACTGCCTAACATCTGGCAGCGAGGTGTGGACTCTTGGCACTAGAGACCCAGTTGTGCTCTGGGGTCATGAGAGGCGAGATACTGGTCGTTGGGTGCGTCCAATGCCACCTTTCGCAATCACTCCAGCGCACTTCGGAATCCCAGATGGGCAAGCCCTGACGGAAGCAATTGATTACTACACAATGCAGGGCAAAAAGGGCAAAGTGGCCTTCATTACTGGCGTTAGGGCTGCTGAGTCAATGGTTCGCTATCGCTCTTGTGTGCAAAAATTGCACGAAAACTACATAGTTACCCCATACAGGCTCAAAAAGTCAATTCCGTTGAAATTTGCCAAAATTATCTACGACTGGCAAATTGACGATGTATTCAAATTCATCACGGAAGAGCACAATGCCGAATATTGCGAGTATTACGACCTTGCGGCACTTACTGGCTCAAACACCAGAGTTGGCATTCCGCTCCACTCGGTCGCTATTCGCCGTATTGGTGACCTGATTGCTACCGAGCCAGAATTCTATGACAGGCTCGTGGAGATTTGGCCCAATATTGATGCCCAGAGGCGTTGGTGGCCAGAATTTGACATTGAGAAACTCATTGAGTACTACGCTAGCCAAGGCATTGACGGAGCGAAGGAGTGCATAGAGACGCACTACTTGTCTGAGGATGATAAGCGACGGGCAAAGGCATATGTAGCCGACTTTAGACGCAAGCACGCCGCCGACCCTTATTCGTACCCCATGAACTGGCTCATCAGGAACATTTTGCATAACGAAATCTCCGTACATGCCGCCGCCCCAGTTGGGCCGAAGACAAAGGCACATACACTCAGAGTGAAGGCTGCACAAAAAGCCGCAGAAGAGGAAATAAATGAATATGAAGATTGATTACATCAATGTTGATGAACTGGTTATTGCGCCATACAAGTCAACCTATATTCTCAGGCCAGACCTGTTGACTCTTTCTTCTTCCTTGATGGACCTCGGTTTCATCGCGCCAGTCACAGTCCATGCCTCCACGATGGAAGTTATTGACGGCAATGAGCGCGTACTCCTCGCAAAGAATGTCAAGAATATTAGAGAAAAGTGCGATGGGCTGGTTCCTTGCGTCCTGATTGATTGTGGAAAGTACGACGCCATGCTCATGCATCTTCGCCTCAATCGCGGGCGAGGCGCTCTCGTTGCCAAGCCCATGTCTGCGATTGTGCGTAAACTTGTTGCATCAGGTCACAGCGACAGACCATCGCTGGATAGGACTCTTTGCATGAAAAAGATGGAATTTGACCTAATGATGGACAACACCATCATCAAGCAACGCAAAACCTCGGAACACAAGTATTCGCGCGCATGGGTGCCAGTTGAGGCTCCGCCTGGAGCGGTAGAGAAGGGTGGCATCTCCATTGAAACGCCACCAAACCCAGACAGATAAATGCTACACTTGCCGTAAACAACCCTAAGGAGTGTTTATGCCAGGAGCAAGACTTACAGCGAGAGAGCGTACTGCCCGTTCATTGGGCCTGCTGCGTCGCCTTGGCCGCTCAGTCACGCAGAATGTCCGTCGTCGCGTCGGTGGTGGTGAGGTTGAGGCGGAGCGTCCAGTAGACGTAATCCGCGAGGGCGCCCGCAGACTTCGCCGTCGTCGCTGAATCTACGTGTCTATTCGGACACGTTTTCATAGGAGAAGATGATGCTTGTTTCAGTGTCTGAATTAGTCACGTACATGGACATCTCTTTCTCGCTGCGCCAGCAAGATGCGGCAGAAATCGTTCTTGAAGGACTGCAGAGCGAACTTGAGGCTTACCTGAATAGACCCATTGAGTTACAAGAGTTTACGGAGACCTATGTTGTTCCTGGGGTCAACGACCCGATGCCGATGACATCGTTCTTCTACAACACCAGCACCGAGAGTTCTTTTTACACATATCCAGGCAATACAGCAAACTCAATCGTCAACTACTCAATGCCTCCAGAAACCATCTATTTGAGAAACAGTCCTGTAGTTGAGGTTGAGGAAGTCAAACTTACCCCATTTAACGGGGTAGAGAGAACTTTGGAGACAACCGAGTACATCGTCAGAAGATTTGGCATTGACATTGCTAATCTCATTGGAAACGACACGGTAGAGGTCACGTACACCGCTGGTCTTGATGGAACGCAAATTCCTATGTTCAGAAGTCTTATTCTCAGAGCAGCAACCCGTGAGATGCAAAACATGCATGATGACGTTGTGGGTGTCAAAGACCTAAATACAAGAAATGTCGCTCCATTGGAGACTGGGTTTTCCGAGCGCGAACTCATGTCGGTCAGGAAATACAGAAGACGCAAGGTCGTTGGCTGATGGCTAGAAACAATAGAGATGTCTACGTCATAATGATTGGCGAAGATGATGTCTACGACCTGATGGACGACATGCAGGAAAGAGCCAAAAATCTCAAGCCAGTTTTCAATTGGGCTAAGAGAAAACTTGAACTCGCTAACGCCGAGAACTTCGCCCAGGCTGGCCTACCGTCTGGCGGATGGAAGCCATTGTCCCCACGCTATGGGGCATGGAAATCAAGAAACTTTCCTGGGGCACCCATTCTTTTTAGAAGCGGCAAACTGTTCAGGTCGGTCACTTCTTTTGCAGCAGCAGACACTACAATAAATGACACAAGTGCTTCATTTAGCACTTCGGTTGAGTTCGCCAAATTTCATCAGTACGGCACCTCTCGTATGCCAGCGAGAAAAGTCATTTTTGAGCCACCTAGATTCGCCAGAGAACTGGGAGAAGAGGTCGCTCAGTATGTCGTTGGTGGCGAGAAGGAAATCGGCGCACTGGGTGGTGGCTCATGACAACTCCATACCTAATGCATGGTCCACAGTTTGCCAAGCAATATGTCAACGACTACCTTCAACGAGACATCCCAACACGACTCGTTGATTACCGCAATGGCTGGAATGTGGACGACATCACTCTTCCTACTCCAGTTTCGTTTTTTACCTATGAGCCGCTGGCTCTGGACAGTTGGCCCACCATTATCACCGTGGCCATATCAACCAATGGCATGGAGAGAATTGACTTCTCTGGTTCTGACCCCCTCTACAACGTGACTTATTCAATGAGAACTTATGTTTGGGTAAGGACAGAGGGGTCGTATGAGTCAACGCTCATGAGGGACAGGTTGACAACAGTGCTTCGCTCAGCCCTGCTTGACTATCCATGCCTTCAGGCCCAGGACCCAAGAAACACATTCAAGGCCGTAATTGACGAGTCGTCACTCAGAGAAGAATTCTCTGACCTCACGCTGCTCAAGGGCGACAGGGTTCTCGCTGGTTCCTACCTCTCATACACTCTTTCAATCCATGAAATTGTCTCAAGAAGAACTCTTGGGCAAATTCAAGAGATTGATGTAACTTATGGGATGATTACCTGAATTGGGCACACGAAACCTTTGCGTGTTGTACAATCTAGACATTCGGAGCATGGAGTAGTCAATGCAGAATAAAGTCGTCAACGTCAAGGTCAAGAAGGGTGATTCCCTATCGGGGTTCCCTGCTGGTTCTGTCGTAGTTAAAAACGTCGCTGGAAGAACTATTGAGGTTGGTGAGCCAAGACTTGCTCTCTTCCCAGGGGAAATTGCTGTTTTCGCTGGCTCCGCCAGGGGCGTTGCCGAGGGGCTTGCCAACAAGACGCTCAAGTCTGTTCAGGTCGTTGATGCCTATGAAGAGCCTAAGTCGTATATCTCTAGCAAGAAAAAGAAGAATGATGTTCCAGCGCCAGATGAGGAAACTGTTTCTGAAACAGTTGCATCGGAGGAGCCAGAGTCATCTGTACAATTGGGGCTTGTAGACACCGAGTCTTCCCCCTCTGACCAGCAGGAAGGTAACTAATGCCAGGCATTGTAATTGAAACAGCAGTAAGAACTGGTCCCTCAACCGCGACTGTTCGTGCGTCTTCACAGTTCTTTGTTGTTGGTCTCGCTGAGCGCGGCACCACCACTGCTCCAGTCAAGGTTGAGAGCCTTGAGCAGTTTGAGACCTACTTCGGCGGTTATCAGTCCTACTCATACCTCCACCCGACAGTCCAGACCTTCTTTGAGGAGGGCGGTACTCGCGCCTATGTCGCAAGAGTGGTTGGTTCGGCTGCTGACTCTGGTTCGTTGACTCTTGATGACGGCGACGACGATAACACCATCACTATCACTGCTGTTGGCGAGGGCAACTGGTCAACCAGAATCAAGGTTCAGGTTGTTGATGCCTCTGGTGACAGAAACGTCAAGATTCTTCTTGACGATGTGGAGATTTTCGCAACTGGCGCCCAGTCAACCGTGACTGGCATTATCAACGCCATCAACACCAGCGTTGAGGCTTCTCCGTATGTGGTTGCGAGCAACGATAACTCAACCAACAACAACCCACTCCCAGCGGTTCTCGCTGCTACGGCGCTTTCTGCTGGTGACGATGATAGGGCTGCAGTTGTTGCTGCTGACTATGTCAATGCTCTTGAACTGTTCAATGACTCATACGGCGATGGCGCCGTGGCGGTTGTGGAGAATACCTCCGACACGGTAAAAGAGGGTCTGGTTGAGCACGCCAACACTCACAGCAGAATCGCCCTTCTCCACTCAGCCTCTGGCACTTCTGTGTCAACGGTAATTGCTGATGCTGAGGAAATCACCGACCTTGAGCATGCCGAGCACGCGGCCTACTACTTCCCGTGGGTGTATGTGCCGACTAGCGTGAATGGCGTGAATCGCCTGATTCCTCCGACTGGCTATGTGGCTGCCAAGCGTGCGCAGGCTCACAACCAGACTGGACCTCACGCTCCTGCTGCTGGCCTGATGTCACGCTCGCGCTTCGTCAATGGAGTTGAGACAGATATTGACCGCACCAACGGCGACCTTCTTGACAACGGCAAGGTCAACGCTATCCGCGTTCTGAGCAACACCATCCGTATCTACGGTGCACGCTCATGCTCGTCTGATGTCGCCAACTTCCGCTTCTACACTGCTCAGGATGTTCTGAACTCAGTGGTGACGCAAGCCTTCACCTCGCTTGAGGACCTGGTGTTCTCTGTCATTGACGGCAGAAACATCGTCCTGGCTTCGGTGGAGTCGCGCCTTGTGAGTCTCCTTGAGGGTCTCAAGAACCTCGGCGCCCTGTACCCATCGTTTGATGCCTTTGGTGTTCAGGTTGACCCTGGCTACACGGTCAAGTGCAACCCATCCATCAACCCACTCACCCAACTAGCCGATGGCACCATCAAGGCCGAGGTTGGAATCAGGGTGTCCAGCATTGGCGACAAGATTAACGTCACAATCGTCAAGTCCAACCTGACTACATCTATTGTCTAGGAGTAGATAAACAATGGCAAAAGTATCCCAGAGACAGGTCCTTGCGACAATTGACCCAGTGACCACTGGGGCCCCAAAGTGGAATGAGTTCCGCTTTGCCCAGGTGTCAGGTGGAGAAATCACCGCGTCTGTGGAGAAAATCTACGAGGGTGGTGCTCAGTTCCCGACGGTGCTGTGCGCCCCATACGAGATTGGCGACATCACGCTAACCGCCCACTTTGACGATGACGTAACTCCGTCTGATGACTACAATGGTATTGCCTACAAACTGCGTCTACTCCGCGACAGAGTTGGCAAGGCCTACTACAACATCACGGTTGCTACATACGACTGTGACCTCAAGGTGAACGGCAACGACCGCATCTACAGCAACTGCCTCCTGGTTGGCCTGACCGAGCCAGACGGCGACTCTTCATCGGGTGCCCCAGCGACGTTTGCTCTGACCTTCTCGGTCCAGAACGTCACTGGTCCTAGCACCAACGCCTGATTAGTTAATCTCTTTACAGGGTAGTTTCCCACGGGGTGGGTGCTGTGTGCTAGGTTTCTGGCATGAGCGAAAACTCCCTTTACCTAGAAGAAACCCCCGAGCCAAAGAAGGGCGCCAAGTCGGCCCCTGCGCAGCCAACTGTCCTTGACCGCCTGAAGGAGACAATCTCCAAGAAGGTTGAGCGCCAGACTGTTCACCTTGAGGTTCCAGAGCGTCCGAATGTGACCCTCATCATCTCCCCTAACATCAGTCAGCATGATATGCGTCGTTGGCGCAAGGCTGCTGGCGAGGACAGCAAGAACGGCATGGATGCCACCCGCTTTGCTTGTTCGGTAATCGGACACACCACCGTCGGAATCGCCTTTGACGGCGAAGAGGTCATGGACGAAGAGGGCTATCCGCTGAACTTTGCCTCTCCAGTAATCATGGAGATGACGGATACTAGCCGTCCAATCCCAGAGGCAGTTCGTGCATTCTTCGGAATTGACCCACATATTGAGGCTGCTGCCCTCGCGATTCTTGATGCGGCTGGCTACGGGGAGACCGTAGATACCGTGGACCCTACGAAGGGGTCATAGAAGACTTAGCCGATGAGGCTGTAATTATCTCAGCCGCGAGGCTGGGAGAAGTCTTCGGAACTGACCCAGTCAGGATTCTTGACTCAACTGATGACGAATGGGTCATTAGGCTTGCTTGTGCTAAAGTGGTTGCCAGAGACCGCGAAGAACAGGCCAAGAAAAACAAGTAGTTTCTTGGTCTTCGCGTCGTTGCGCACGGAGATGGCATGGCTGACGAAAAAGTCACAATCAAGATTGAAGTCAACTCTGACGTTCGTGGCGCAAAAAGAGTCAATCGGGAACTCAAAGAAATTGCCCGCACTGCCGACCGCATCAATGCCCATTCTGGCATGCGGAGCAGTACAAAAAACCTCACTGGAATGCTCAATGGGCAGCAAGTGGTCTGGAAGAAGCACTTTGATGAACTTGACAAGTTGACCAAGATGTTCGGCAAGGGCATGCAAATGGGCATGAAACTTGCCACCAAAGCCGTTATTGCCGAACTAGCGATTCTCAGCGTCTCGCTCGTTGGTATCCATGGACTGTTTGCCGCTGGTCAGGGGATAATGAAAGCCTACCGATGGGCCCTTGATGCCACTGGCGCTGCGGCTACTGGACTTGTTTTTGCCTTGTCAACAGTTGCTGCTGCATTGAGAGAACAACAGGCGGCAATGTACGCCTACAAGACCAATACTCTTCCGCAGTTCGGCTCTGGGCTGAACCAGACGAGAGTTCTGATGAGGGCTCTTAGTTCCGACAGTGAGATGGCTTTCATCGGTGTTGAGAATCTCAACAAGGCATTTGCTGCAGTATCCAAGAACTCAACATGGACCGCAAATAGTCAGCAACTCCTTAGAGGACTCATGGACTTTGCGGCTGCTGGTCAGCCACTTGAGCAAGGTGTTGAGAAGGCTGGAGAACTCATCGGCTTGCTCCAGGACACCAAGTCATCCTGGGGTTCTATCAAGAAAGCAGCCGAAGCATCAAGCCCTGCAATGAAAAAGGCTCTTGAAGAAGCCAAGAAGCAGGGAATCAATACAAGAGAAGAACTCATCAATGCCATCAATAGCGGCCAGTTGTCTTCGCTAGGTGGAGTGAGTGGTCAGTTTGACGCCGTGAGCGGAACCCTCATTAACCAACTCAAGGGGTACTTCAACATTGTTCGCGGAAGATTTGCTGACCTTGGACAGCAGTTTCTTGCGCCAGTCAAAGAGGCCATGAGCGAGTTGATGAACATCTTCAATAGAATGTTCATCAGAACAATCCCAGCCCTCTCCAAGAGGGGAATCAACTCGTTCACTGATGGAATTGTCAATGTTGCAGAAAAGATAGAAAGACTCTATTCAAAAATTATCTACCAATACACTGAAAGAACTGAGGGAGTTTTTGAGGGCATTTCCAAATGGTGGGCAAAGTTCAGACAGGGATGGGAAGACACAAAAGAAGCCCTAAGACCGTTTATTGAGGGTGCTCGCGTCATTGAGGACGCCCTAAAGGCGGCGTTCCAGCCCATCAAGGAGACTGTCTCTGGAAAGTTTGGCGACTTCAATGAATGGCTTCAGGAGAACAGGGGGGAAGTCGTTGAGTTTGGCGACAAGATGGGCAAACTTGTTTCTGCGATATTGAAACTTTTTGGGGAAATTGGCAAACTTTATAGAACCCTTCTGCCGTTCATTAACAGACTCGTTGACGGACTTACACAGGTAGTTAACCTGACATCCAGCATGTTTGGCATGTTTAGTGGCATGGGGCAATTTGGCGGTCTATTTGCCCTACTTGGAATGCGTCAACTTGGAGGAAAGTTGGCTGGCACCAGAGGTGGATTTATAGGTGTGGGTGCTGGCGCTGCTGGTTCTGCACCTGCTGGAAGTTATGGACCATATGGTTCAAACTTCGCCACAATGCAGCAACAGGCAGCACAAAGACAAGGCATGGGGGTAAGAAGCGGTGGCCTGAGGAGCAGCACTGGCGCTGCCGCTGCCGCTGGCACTGCTGGTCGTGGTGGTTTTAGAGGATTCATGTCAAATGTCGGTACAAGATTCGGCAACTATGCATCACAGCAGTTCGGCCCCATGGACATGGCTGAGTACAGGAGAATAGAGAAAGGGGCGCAACAGCCGACTGCATTTCAAAGAAGCAGCACCATGCAGGCCCTAAGAAGGGCAAGATACAGAAACCAGGGGCTTCAAAAATTCCAGCAAAGCGGTGGAGCAAAACTGGGAGTCGGCATGGGACTTGGAATGCTGAGTGCCGTCGCTCCAGCCGAGATGCAGGGTGCCCTTGCGCTCGGCGGCATGGCTGCCCAAATCAATCCGATGCTTGGTTTGGCAGTCGGCGGCCTTGGTGCCGCCATGAATGCCCAGGGTGGCTTGAGTGGAGCGCTGGCTGGCGCTGGCGGTGGAGCCGCACTCGGTGCCATGGTTGGAGGACCAGTTGGGGCAATGGTCGGAGCCGCTCTTGGTGGCATTGCTGGAGCAATTAGGGGCTGGACCAATAAGAGCAAAACACAAGCAAAAATGGCCAGGAAAGCAGTTACTGATACCCTAACAAGCATTACTACTGGTGCTGCAGAGTTTGCTATTGCCGAACTGATGGCTGGCCCAGGGAGGGGTGCTAACCCAATCAGGGAAGCACTGCAAAAACAAAAGTCGCAAGCACAGTCATTCGGAGATGTTGTTCGTTCTGGAATGGGAAACAGGGCGCAAAACAAAGAACTATTGCAGGACCTTTTTGACAATCAACTAACGCTTGGCATCAAAATCACTGAGAGCCAATTGAAAGACATGATGGAAAAGCCAGATACCGCAGTATCTGAGTACATCAAGCAGACCAATGCCCAGATGGGTGCAAGCGAAATTGTCATGGACTCTTTCAATACCAAAATGCAGTTCTTGCAGAATTACACTGGTCAAACAGAAGACCAAATTCTTGCGCTAGCAAAGACCATGGGAGTAAATCTCCTTGACGGAACCCAGACAGCGATGGAAGCCCTTGAGGAAATGGGCAAATTGCAAGTCAAGACAGCGGAACAAATGAAAAACGTCTTCACAGAGGCATACGCATCTGCTGAAGGCGTGTTTGACAAAATCATCAAGCAAAAAGAAGCACCTAAAATTCTTGATGAAATGGCGAAAGCATTGTCTGGCAAACTTCAGCGTGGTGGTGGAGAGAAACAAATTCTAGATTTCTTCAAAGAGTCAATGCCAGCATTGATAGCCCAATTTGGTAGTGGCGACCTTGCCATGGCTCAACTAGTTACGAGTTTTTTTGGTCCAAATGCAACCGCATTCCAGAAGGGCGGACCATTTGAGGGAATGCAAGGGCAATTTGCTTCTGTTCAAGATGAACTTATGCTTGTTATAAAAGAATTTGCTGGCGGAGCAGTTCCAGGCATCATTGACCAGATACAAAATACCCTTCCAGAAGGAAGGCAGTTGGGTGATGTTGGCGGCCTAACGACTGCACTAACTAGTCTTCTGTCAACCAATCCAGAGTTGTTTGCACAAATTACAACTGGTTCCGTTAACCAATTTGGTGGCGACCCACTAAAGTTCTTTCAAAATTTTGGCGTTGGACTCACAACAGTGGCCACAGAAGATACTACCCGTGACAATTTAGATGAACTTCCAACTGAACTCAAGACACAATATGAAGCGCTGGTCAAAGAGTTTGACAAAGTATTTGCAAAATATACAGAAAAACCAGACTGGATGACTGATAAGTTTATTAAATTTGTTGATGAAAACAACGATACGGCAACCCCTCGCGGCGCTGGCATTGGGGACACAACATCCTCGCGCCTAGCAGTAACAATGAACCGTCACTCAGTAATGGACGACATGTTGACTGGCAAGAGAAATGTTACTTCTGCATGGAGAAACTGGGGACTCGGCTCCATGAACTCTGACCATGTGACGGGAAGGGCCTATGACCTAACTGGGCAGAACCTTGGGGGATATCAGCAACTTGTTCAGAGCACTGGTGGATTTGCGGAGTTCCATGGGACTAACGCCAGTAGGCATCTCCACGTCGTTCCAGGCCCAGTTGGTGACACAGCCGTTCCAGCCATGACAACTCCAGGACCAATGATGGCCACTGGCGGGTCAACCTACAATAACTACAATTTTACTGTGTCCAGCAATTCATCCGACCCAGAAGTGGTTGCTAATGTCGTGATGCGAAAGATTGAAGAAACACAAAGGGACAAGAGGGAACGCAAGTGACAACTCAAATAACTATTCCTGATTCAGTTTATGATGGCACTCTTCCGACAATGCAGACACGTGTTACAGGTAGGGCGGTTTTTGAGAATCTCGGTGGAGCAGGAAGATGGATTGCCGTTAATTACAAAGGACAAAAAAAATATTTCAGAGGCACTGGCGAAACAATTCTCAGAGACTTTCTGATAACTGACGGTAATAGTAATGGTTCCAATTTAGCGGGATACGACATACGCTTTCCAATATTCAGGCAACTAATTCAAAACAATGGAACATGGGCGATGTCAGTCACGAGGTTTATACCATCATTTGCTGGTGGAAGCACTGAAAAAAATAATACAAAATTGGTCAGCGCTGGCCCCAATCCAAGAATAACAATGCTAATTCTTGATAGCGCACCTTTGTCTAGAAGTTACAGTTTTGTGTACAGGGGAAGGACAATAACTGGAAATACAAACAGCCTGAGTGCGGTTACAACTAACTATCAATTTAGGGCTCCGACAGTTTCAGTACCTTCTTCTGCAGCGAATGCGCGGATGTTTGAGATGGGCGACCTGCAAAGACTCGCACAAGCCGCGCGAGCAGCAGAAGCGGCTAACTCAAACGGTCGTTCCTCCTCTTCATCAAGAACGTCTAGGCGACCAGGTGCGCCAGCAGTAGCACCTCCTGCGAGATTCACTCCAAGACCACAGCCAGCACCTATTACTGTTGACTTTGGTCCAGGACTGCAGTTTGGACCGTCTCCGTCGGAATTGGCGAATAAGCCATACCTTATGCAGAGATTTGTCATTACTGGTGCTGACGGCAATCCTCAACAGGTTACTCGCAGATTTCTCCTCAAAATTATTCCCAACTCCTTCCAGTACAGCAATGTCAATGCTGCGTGGAACGAAGTTGATAGGCCAGGAAACTTTGCTATTACTGACTGGGCAAAATACAATCTATTAAAAGTTTCTTTCAAGTTCCTTATTGCCGCCGATGTATCACCAGACAGGTTGATAGACGATTCCCCTTCAAGTATTCCTCGTGATGGATTGCTCTCAAGCATTGAACCAGAACTAAGAGAAATCAGGGCAATTGCTGGAGCGCCGCATCCAGTTTCACTGATTAATTTTCAGTCGTATCTTACCAATACAATGCGGTTTCCATTCATTGAGGATAAGTCTGGAGCAAAGTTTGTTATCGCAGACATGAGCGTAACAACATCAAGATTCTTGCCAAGCGGCATAATGGATGCAAGCGCTGCTGAAGTATCAATGACGCTAACTGAGTTTGTTGAGCCAGTCACTCAATTGGCAAAACTGCCACCCATTCAGTCACAACAGAGACCACCGAGTACTTCAACAAACAGACCACCAGCAGCCAATAATCGCGGTCTATATAGCGATTCGTGGACAATACCTATCCCCAGGACACAGCAGCCGTAATCAGCCATGCTTGATAAGAACTCAATTCAAATTGCCTCTCTATCAACACGGCAAGTTCAGGAAATAGCAGAGGCAATTACATCTCTTGATGTCAATTACTCCATTGATGAGGCCAGTCAAATCTCTTTTCAGGTCATTGACCCCCAGTTCAAGATGGCGGAAAACGGTTACTTCACCGTTGGTAGAGAAGTCATTTTTACAGCATCAACCGTCTCGCCGTTTCTCGTGAATAGTTTTGGCAAATTTATTAGCAACTATGCAGATGGTGGAGAATTCGCAAGAGCAAGCCTTTTTTACGAAATGGCATCTGTGACTGTTGGCCAGAATGGAAGCAATTCACCGACTTGGACCATCAAGGCTCGTCCCAAGGCTGTTCAGCAGATGAAGAGAGACAGAGAACCAAAAAATATCAAAGGTTCTGGAAGTGAATTTGTTCAGAATGCTGCCAGAAGGTACGGGCTTTTTCCAGTTACACAAAACACCAACAAGAGTTACAAAATCAATAGCGCCAATGGCTCACAGCAGGCAACCTCTACATGGGACGCAATGAAGAGCATTGCTGACGAAGCAGAATTTGTGCTCTTTGAGGCAGATGGAGTTCTTTATTTTGGGCAGGAAAAATGGCTTTTGAACAAATGGGGCACACACGCCAGTGGAGGAAATCAAATTTTTGACGCGAGGGGAAGGGCGGTTCTGGATAAAAACGGTAATCCTAAATTCAGGCCATACAAGCGCTTTATCCCAATGTCTTGGCCGCCTGGCTCATCCACTATGACCGAAGATTTCAGACTTATTGAAATACCCAGCATCACTCAGTCAGACAATGACGCCTATATTGCTGATGGTTCTTTCAACTGCGAAAGGATGAATGGCACGAGAATGCGTCCTGGCATGACAGTGAAATTCATTAACATTCCGAACTTTGCTGGAGAATATCTTGTCACACAGGTTTCCTATCGCGAGCAGTCCACGGACCCAGTATCGGTGTCTTTTAGAACTCCAACAAAACTTAAAGATGAAAAAATAAAAGACATTGCTATCGGCACGGTTGTAGACAACATATATAAAATCTATAGAGGAACTGAGAGAGATAGGGCAGTTCCTGTTGCTGCCGCCAACGTAGGAACAGTAAGACCTGTTTACAGGCAGTCACCGACGCCGACCGCCGCCCGACCAATGGTTTACCCAGCGCCCAACTTTGATGAATCGTTCATCATTGAGGCTGGAAACATCTCTCTATGGGATAGACCTATCTATGTTGAAAATAGAAGAGCCGTTACAACGCGACCATTTATCCATGTAGATTCTGGAGATTATGTTGTTCTGGAGAGGGTTTGGTGCCAGAGTGGCTCACCAGCACTTCTTTCAGAAGCAGCAGCAATCACCAAATACGGGATTGATGACCAGCACCTAGGCAAATTTTCCGACGAAAGCGCAGCAAGGTCATGGGTTGAGCAACTTCTTCAGTTGGCCCCCATCGTGATACAGAAGAAGTTTCCCACCTCATATCGGAGCATTCTTGCTGGGGTTGTCCCAGTGGGATACGGTTGCTGACATGACCAAGTTTGTTAACAGGGAAAAGGCCTCATCTCACCCGCTTGCTCCAGGGGGTCTCTACGTTGGCGTTGTCAAGTCCATGCTCTCGGATGGAAGGGTCAATGTCTTTGTCCCACGACTCAACTCTCATTATGGTCCACTGAGAATTGCTGGACAATCAGCAATAACCCGTATTGAACCAGAGCAGCAGGTGGTGTTGGCATTTATGAACTCTGGAACATCAGAGATAATTGTCATTGCAGACTTGGACATAAATCCAAAAATCATAAAATCAACACTTGACGAAGATGATACGCCTGTTGAGATTTATCGCCATCCGATTCAGGGCAACTCGGCAACCAAGTTGTGCTTATTGCTAGAGAATGAAACTATAGGCAAGTTGTACGAAGAACTGGTCATTCTGATTGTCGGCGGAACGCCATACGTCAAGCGAATGCAATATGATGAAGAAACTACAATATCAGTTCACGGTAGATTGACTTTTGATGCCGTGCTAAGTGATGGTCATGTCGTTGTTTCCTGCGAGGCAAACAATGCGGGTACTTACCCATATTCCCTAACTACCACAAGGCTTATCTCGCTGTAGGTCAATGATGTGGGAGAATGTTTAGATGGACACCATAAAGTTTCCGATTTCTTTTGATTCCACTGGTTTCAATAAACTTGAAGAAGGAACATACGATTATTACAGACAACTATTGACAATTGCCCTGCTCACTGAGCCTGGGGACAATCCTTTGACCCCAGACTTTGGTGTTGCCGACCCTGCATTCAATGGCCTTGACGGCGGGTTGTTTATCTACAATGCTGCAAGATTTGTTCCAGAAGTCAATGTTAGGGACGTATCCTCAAGTGTTAACGAAAAGACTGGCAAATACTCTGTAAAATTCACTTTTGACATACGAGAGGTCGCAGACGATGCCAATTGATTATTCTGACTACATTGACCTCACGGTCTTTAATGAGGCTCCATCGGATATTTATCTAGAATCCCTTGAGTATGCCCGTCTGTTGATGCCAGAACTGACTATTCGTCAGGGCACGCCAGAGGATGCAATTCTTCAGGCATGTGCATATATTGGCTCTGCGAACCTGAGTGCCATCAATTCATTGCCCAACAGACTGATGAGTGGTGTTCTCAATCTTCTTGGCGTACCAAGAAATGAAGGGGAATTCCCACTCATTGAGGTTGAATTCACTGCCGCCACTCACGATGGAGCAGTTATTGAGGCTGGAACTCTCTTGAGATACGACTTTAACCTTTTGGAGCCGCCAATAACCGTATATTTTGAGACTACGGAAGAGTTGCAGATTGCAGCAATAACAAATACTGGCAATACCCCCCTTCCGACTGGAATAGTTGAGGCAAGGGGTACAGAGGCTCTTGTTCTTCTTCCAGTAGATAACGGTTCTCTTCTTGCCATTGAATCTACTAATGCTGACATTTATACGGCCACTATTGACTCAACAACAGAACAGGGAATTGAGCCAGAATCTGATGACGAGTATCTGAACCGTGCATCAACGTACATAGGCTCTTTGTCTTCATCGTTTGGTAAGGCTTCACAGATTGAGGCGTTTATTCTGTCCACGTTTCCAGCAGTCAGTAGGGTAAAGGTTTATGACCTGACAGACCATACTGGTGGCCTTGACTTTGCCGACGCTGCCGAACCTGGACATATCACCATCTTCGTTTATGGCCGTGGAGCAACTTTGTCTTCCGCAGTCAAGTACGAGATTCTTACAGAAGTTGCCGATAGGGCAATCGCTGGCTTAACTATTGGTGTTCTTGATGTCGTGCTAGCAGATTTGGACGCCACCATTGATGCCGTCTATGACCCAGCATTTGACCCGCTCATTGTTGAAGAAAATATCAAGGAAGCGGTTGATGTTGCAGTTAATGCTTCTTCATATTCCTTCACTGACAAACTGCGCAGAAACTCCCTCATTCCAGTAATTAGTGACGTACCTGGAGTGCTATTTGTCTCGTCAATTACGCTGAGTAATAACGATGCTAACTCCACAATAGTCAGCGGTGAAGCGGAGTTTGCACAGAAAGGCACTCTTCCAGAAATTGCATCTGTAAACATAACGGTCAACCTAACTGTCAATCAGTAGCCATGGCCAGGACGCTCCAGAGACTCACAGAGCGACAGGCTCTCT